AGTCTTTATAAAGAAAATACAAAAATATCAATGTACAAATAATCGTCATTCTAAATTCCTAAACTTAATATAAACAGGACGTACCGACCTCGCCCGATCCGGCAACCTCTTACAAACTCCCATTTCACATAACCTCTTCACTATCCTATGGACATTCCCTCGACCCCTGTCCCCAGTCATATACATAATGTCATCAATGGACGGCCCAAACCCATACCTAATCCACCACTCATCAATCACCAAAAATATCTCTTTTTGCTTAGGAGTCATCAGTCTTTCCAAACACTGGTCTTTAGAAGCGAATTTCTCAAAAAATATACCCCCCACCCCTGTCATTTCCAATTACCTACCGGGGGGTCTTCCTCAGAATCTAAGCCCTTCTCAGCCCAGAAATCATCATTGGGGTACCCCTCTTCAGGTGGAAACGTTACCACGTCTTTTTTTTCCTCATTGAAATCAACATCTTGCGGAGGCGAATCCTTACACGGGGCTGACTCTGTGGAATTTGAGTCGGATTGTTTGTGTGGAATAGTATGTATTACAGTCCCCCCATGCGACGCGTCAATATCGGGGCCTACCCCCACGGTGGGGTCGCCAGGCTCGCGATCGATTGCAGCCGAAAACTCCTCAGAATTTTGCGGAGCGGTTAGTTCTGCCAGTAGGCTCTCTGCACTTCCCTCTGTAGATATCTCTCTGCTCTCTACATCTATCACGGCTTTTAATTGATTAAGCAAGCGGGCTTTTATATCTCCGCTCTGATGTATTACAGTGGTTTCTTTTCTATCCATGAAGACATCTACTCCCGCAACCTTGCCCAGTAGCTCCAACGATTTGATGCGTTGAGCGGGGTTTATCTCCCCGTCTAGTGCGTGTTGCGTTAGCTGATGGATTACAAGCCTCCTCAAGTCTGCGGGATTACGATAATCCTCCGCCTCTTTTGCCAGCTTGTAAGCCTCTATTTCCACTTGGATTCGGGTATCCTGTGCAAGCCTACTAGCGTTATTGCCTACCGTCTTAGTGTTCCCCTCTGTATCGTATGCCTCTCTATATGCATCTGCCTTAGTTTTACCTAGTGCAACATGGCGGGCGAATTGCTTTTGCTTGTGGGTGAGTTCCTTAGATTTACCTACTCCGAGAAGGATCGTATCCATTGGAATGCTATCTAATCCCTCTCTTATTTGCTTCCTAGATAAGCGAGGCAACTTCGGAAGATTAGCGGGCTTTTTGGTTTTCTCTGTCATATCTTTTATATGGGTATAAAACGGGAATATCTGAACAATACCAAAGAATCAACCGAACGCAAAAAATTGATTCTCATCACCTGGCGACCTGACAAGTGGAAACGTTACCACCCAAACGAGTGTTTTACCCTCTGTTATCCCTCTACTGGATTAGTAAAAAGGCCACAAAATAAGCGGGCTTTTTTCATCAACAATAACCCTCCAGATCACTCAAGTATTTATATAATCTACAACTACAGAGCCTTATAAACAAAGGGATTGAATGAAATGTAAAATAAATACTTGCACAATTTAAAACTATTTGACTATAATTAAAAGGCAACAACTAAACGGAGGATTTATGCAACATTTACACAACTCAACGATTGAAGAATTGCACGAGCTAACACGAGAGCAACTCATCACAATGTTAGTAAACCATGACCGAGACGGAGAGTATTCGGACGAGCAACGCACCGCATTGGGTGAAGACATTTTGAACCATCAAGAGGCGTTAAGCCTTGCGGTTTTACATTTGAACGAAGTAATAGACGGGGAAATTTTGAACCAACTGGAGGGCAAGTAATGAACATAATACAGAGGACAAAGCCAAGCGATTCACCTTATATGGTGGAAGACAATGGCACGCTTATATTTTGGTGCAACTACAAGCATGAGGCGGAGGCGTTCATTCGTGGCGTTAATCATGCCAAACGCAAGCACGCTCAAGAATCATTAAACAAACCAACGGAGGCAGTATGAAAACGACAGTATATAGAAGCGAATTTCACGACTATTTCAAGCAAGCGGGCAGAGACACCCAGTTCAGCTATGAAGCCAAAGACTTGCTATTTGACTACTTTGAGGAATACGAGGAAAGCACAGGCGAGGAAATAGAGCTAGACATTATTGCCATTTGTTGCGACTACGAAGAGACTCATTACACGGACATCATTGGGCAATACGATACCGACATTGAGGACGAAGAGCTAACGGACGAAGACGAAAAAATAGAATATATCCGCAACTGGCTAAACGATAACACTCAGCTTGTGGGCGAATCGTCCGAGGGTGTTTTTGTATATCAGCAATTTTAATCAGTCCGTCTGATGAGTCCTAAAGAGGACGAAAACCCGCAAGGGTTCACGGAATAAACAACGGAGGTAATATGGCAACATTTCAAGAGGCTTTAGAGTATATAAAGCAAGATATAAAAGACGGTTTCACCTTATCTTATTACATTGAAGACGGAAAAATTTACGCTGAAACCGACCAAGGTTTTATAAGGTGGTTTCCCGTTTTAAATTCAGAAGAAATTCTTTAAGGAGCTAAACAAATGAAGAAAATTTACGAATGCTTTTGGGGCGAAGGCTACCATCAAAACAACCGCTCAACTTTGGAATGGCACGAAGAAGAGTTTTTCACGGAGGAAAAGGGATACGACCCCGAAGATATAGAAAGCATACAAGCCATGAGCGTTGGGCAATCGCTTAACCTTTCATGTATCACTGGCGAGCATTGGATTAGAAGGGTTGAATAGTCCTTACTGATGAGCCTATAAAGGCGAAACGCTCGGGCGAGCGTCTAAGGATAAACAAACGGAGGAATTATGCAATATTTTAAACCCATGCACGATTTAAACGATTCAATTTTAGCTAGGCAGCCCGCCCTAGAATTTCCAAGAGTTGCAGATGCAGTCCTAAAAGGCATTTTTGAGGGATTGATTGAGCAAGGATATACCGAAGAGATGGCAACCAGTTTTATCACTTCTAGCATTCTTAGGCATGAGCTAGACGGAAACTTGGAAGATGGTCTCGCAGACTTTGGGAAGTTTTACGCTCGCACAATCGCCCACTCATACAGAGCCGATTGCAAACGCTACGCAGAAGAAACCTAAGCAAACCAATCCCCCGCATTGAGCGGGTTTTCAATCCTTAAATGGAGGGGAGTTTTTGACACTTTTTTTTGACCTTGCCAGATCAGGGCCGCCGAATGCATTTTTTCGCGAGCGTTCGCCTGGAAGAGCTTTGGAAAAATTTCAGCCTAAAAGGGTCACGCTTGCCCTAAAAGGGTCATGCTTATTTATTTTGAAATTGCTATTGTTTTTACAATTATTATGACTATAATGTAATTTACATACAGGAGGATATATGCGTTATGTATGCGGAGGCAGACTGTTTAACACGCTTGAGGAGGCGATACAGTATGCAAACTTTATTCACAAGGTAAGTCGTTTAATTATAAGTATCACGGAGGAAGTATGAAATTTAATTTAGTTCTTTATGTTCCTGATGAAGCCATTGAGCAAGCATCAAAAGAATTTGAGATGCCTACTGATGAACTCATCAGCAAGATTGGTAACACTTGTTATCTAGGTCTTGATTGTATCAATGCCATGCTTGGTCGCCAGTATGAATTAGAGGCGGGCGATTGGTATGTCTCTTCCATCATGGGAGATGACGATACTGTTCATGCAGATTAACGGAGGAAGTATGAAGATATATTTAGCACAAGGCGAGAGCCGTAGTTTTGAATTCTCTGCTATCGGATTGACCGAGGCGGAGGCAGAACACGCAATCATTGAAACTTTCAAGGCCCATGCTCGGCATTACTCATTACCTACCAACTGGTGGAAAGAGAATGCGGACTATTTCATTATGGAAATGGAAACTGGTAAAGCATACCGTGACCGCTCAGAAATAAATGCGAAATGGCTAGAGCCTACCGAATTGACGGACGAAGAGCTAGACCAAGGCTTGAACATTTGCGACTGTTGCGAGAGCAAGGTCACGAGCATTGATATGTTTTGGAGCGTGGGCGAGTGCGAAACTGATCGTCAGAGACAAGGTGTGCAATACATGGAGACCCACGGTTACGAGGCGATTTGCCAAGACTGTTATGAAAACATTGAAGGAGATTTTTAAATGCCTAAATTTACGATTGAAATTCATGAAACCCAACAATGGACTTACTCATACGATGTAGAAGCCAAGAGTAGCGAAGAAGCCCATCACCTGGCAGAGTCCCGCCATTTTGCGGGAGAACAGTCAGAAGACCAATGGTTGTGTGAGTCAAACATTACAGGAACATACGCAAAGGAGAAAACAGATGCCTAAATTTGAGGTTACTTTTAAAGACGAGATAGAAGTAGAGAACGAGGAAGAGGCGATTGACGCACTAATCCAGTATCTAAATGATTGTGTGAAGTTTCAAGATGTATCTGTATTTAACATTGATAAGCTAAAGGAGAACGAAAATGCCTAACTGGTGCAACAATTCATTAGAACTACAACACGACAACCCTGAAATGATTACTAGGGCGGCCAAAGCTTTGAAAGAAGATAGATTCTTCTCTGAATTCGCTCCATGCCCTAAAGCCCTATCAGAAACCACATCAGGATTCTTTGGCGAAGGAACTCCTGAACAGTTGGAGCTTCAACGAAAGCAGAAGGAAAACATCATCAACCACGGATACTCAGACTGGTATTCATGGTGCAATGCCAACTGGGGGACTAAGTGGGAAGTATGCGAGCCATTCTTGAGCGGGCATGATAAGAACTTTATGTCAGCCAGTTTTGATACGGCTTGGAGTCCACCAATTCCATTCTATGAGAAGTTACAAGACTTAGGCTTCGTTGTAAAAGGTTACTACTTTGAGGGAGGCATGGGTTACTGCGGACTTTGGGACGATGGAGACGATCAGTATTACGACATTCAAGGTAATGCAGAGTGGGTCATGGAGAACATACCGAGCGAGATTGACCTTGAGTTTTGTATCAGCGAAGGCATGGCGGAGTGGGAAGAACAAGAGCGGGAGGAGGCACAATGAAATATGAAGAATCAGGTCGGGTCTCAGTAAAAATAACCATGCTTGATGGACGGTCAGCCGTCTTCCCTATGGAGTTTGTCCCCCAATGCTATATGCGGGGTGGCAGTTGGTTGCCAGGCATCAGCCTTGAAAAAGGCATAGAAGAAGTTACGGAACTGACTGGAGAAGATTGGGTTTTTGAGGGAGTTGGATACCACTATGCCGAAGGTAAGGTCATTGAAAACACGATTGAAGATGACGACTGTAACCTTATTGGGTCATGGCAAATACTTTTGGACGGTCAGCCAACCACCTATGAAGACATTGAAGAAATCGCTTTTGGTTTATACACGGAGGAAGAATGATTAACCCTTGGCAGCCCCTATTTGACGCTTGGCTTAACCAATTATCAGGAGAGAAACACGAAATGAAAAAATACGAAGTTACCCTAGTTACACACGCAAAGACCACGGTTTTTGTAGATGCTAATGACGAAGACGAGGCAGTTGATATGGCCTTTGATTACCTTAATGAAAATGACATTGAACTTGGCGAATGGGAAGTAGAGAATGTAGAACGAGGAACAGAATGAACGGCTATAACAGACGACTGGTCATGAACCAGTATCATATTACTCCCGAACAGGACTTCATTCTCGGCTTGGTCTATGAGAAAAGGGTCATGCCCGCTACGGATATTCTGTTTGACTGTATAAAACTACAGGTATGCAGTCATGCCACGGCACACAAATACTTTAAAAGTCTTGTAGTCCGTGACTTTCTTAGAACAGAACAAGGAAAAGACTCTCGTCACAAGAATGTATTTCTCAGTTCCAAGGGTGTAGCTTATCTTGAGGAAACGAAATGAACCAAGGCCCAACCTCTGACGATATTGTTGCGGGCCTAGTTTTTATTGCCGTGATTATCCTTTTATGTTTAGCACCTGATCTGTAACCGAGTAGCCTGGAGACCAAAAAATCTTCAGGCTACCCACAAAAGGGTCATGCTAGATATCATTCAGCCACAAAGATATATCCCTCTTGCGTTCCTCTTCTACCTTGGCGGTCAGCATAGTATTTAGCTCCGCCATTTCTTTTATCATCAGCATCATTTTCTTTTCAATCCGCCCGTTCACGGACGCAATGCCCATGCTTTGCATACCGTGCAGATACTCTTCGTAAGTTGTCATTGCTGCCTGATTGTTCTTCCGGACACCGTTTAGGTAACTGAATTCATACCAGTTCAGTATCTTAGGTTGTTTCTTTACCATTCAAATCTTCCTCCGCCATTTGGCAAAAAATACCGCACTCTATGCTCTGTTCTTTTGGATACTCACCCGCATCAGGAGGCAAGTCGTCTAAGAAAATCCGTTCTCCCTTGTGCTTGAGAATCTTCACACCCAGTTGCTTCTCAAGATTAGCCATCTTGGTAAATGCATCAGGAAAGTCAGCGCGAATCTTATTCCAATAACCGAGACCGCCTTTAACGCAGCCGACACAGTTATTGTTTTGATACCCAAGCTTATACATCTCAGGTAACTCAATACCTGCACGGGAAAGTATCGCCAGGCAGTCAGACTTTTTAAGACCTTTGTCCAACAAGATAGACCACAACTTAACATCATTGTTTGCATCAATGAAACGGTTTACTCGGTCTTCTTCTTCAGCCGTGTAGCCAAACACTTGCGTATCTTCAGGTCTTTCATACTTTTTACGGACTTCCTTCTTAAGAAACATGGTGCATGGTGCGCCTTGAATACCAACTATGTATTTTCTTTTGGTAAAAACCTCATAGATACTGCCGTTGTATTTGTCATCAGTCAGCACTTTTATCTCTTGTCCAAACCATTTCTCACAGTCTTTTAGAAACCTCATGTTATCGGGGTGTTCTTCTTTGACATGACAATAGACTACCTCTACTGGAGTTTTGCTTTCTGATATCGCTAACTTTGTGGCAACTGCCGAGGCCGCCCCACAACTGAACCAACTAATTACTCTGCTCATCTTCAACTCCTTGTATTCTTTTACCAATCCATGCCATCACGGGGACAGCCATCGAGTTGCCCATTGCCTTGTATCGTGGTGCATCGGGAGAGTCAGGCTTGCCTCGCCAAGGTATGTTTGTATAGTTATCAGGGAAGCCTTGCAATCTTTCGCACTCTGTTGGAGTAAGTCTACGCACCGCCATGTTCTGCATCACGCCCGCGCTCTGACTACGGGTTAGCGTTCCTGATAAATCAGCCTCAAACTTCATCTCATCAGGTCTAGCGTTCACATTGAATGCAATCTGTTGGTCTTGGGTCACGCTTAGAGTAAACGCTTTCTCATCTGAACCAAGGTATCCCTTACCGCCACCCTCACAACCACCCCTAACCTTGAATGCGTGGGCAATGAATGTCTGAGCATGGTGCGACTGGACAGACGGACGCAATGCTTGAAGAGCGGGGGTTACATCAAGAGGGGTAGCACTGAAGTTGTTTGCCTGGGCATCTTCTCTAATTGAATAGGCTACAGAATGATTAGGATATCCACCGTCACCGCCAGAGCGAAGGGTCGGGCTTACATCATTACCAACATCTCTTGCTGCATCCGACTGAGTAAAGCCAATAGAGTAAGCAACTCCTTGGGTGGCGGCGGCATCTAAGGTATACATAACCTCATCATCATTCCATCCTCGCCCGTTCTGCTTCTTATCTCTGCCTGATACATCTTGAATAGCAATAGACTGCACGAGCGGAACGTTACCACCACCAGTCCCCCATCTTGAGGTTACTGTCTGACATACATCGCCCATCTCTTTTACTCTTGAGTCTGCGGGGTGAGTCTCGTAAACAATCAAGTCTGTATGGTCTTTATAATCACGGGCTTTCAATGTGCTTGCCGTGCCATCGTCTGCGTATTCACCGAACGCAACCAAACGGTTAGTCGTTACTAGAGTTTCTGATCCTCCTCCGAGGTCTCCTCCGTCTCGTCTAAGTGTTCCGACTCCTTCACTGTAGTTTCCAAAGCTGCTTGGAGAAAAGGCGGGAGTTTCTTCCCTCTTTTGTCTGCTCGGCGCAGTATTCCTGAGCAAGCTTTCCCGCTCAAATAAAACTTTTGCGGGAGATAGCCAGTCTCCAAGACATCCGACAACAAACACACGTCTACGTCTTTGTGGAACTCCGAAGTATTGAGCGTCAAGCACCCGATATGCGAACCCATACCCGAGTTCTGCCACCGCCCCGAGGAAGGAACCAAAGTCCCGTCCATCATTTGAACTGAGGACACCTGGCACGTTTTCCCAAACGAACCACTTGGGTCTAAACTTGTCAAGAATTCCACAATAGACGAGGGCAAGGTTGCCCCTTGGGTCTTCAAGTCCTTTACGGAGACCTGCGACTGAGAAGGACTGACACGGGGTTCCTCCGACCAAAAGCTCAACTGTTCCATTTGTATTCCACTCCTTGTATTTAGTCATGTCGCCAAAGTTTGGCGTGTTTGGGTAATGATGCGCCAATACTTCTGACGGAAACTTCTCTATTTCTGAATAGCCAACTGCCTCCCAACCTAGGGGATGCCAAGCCACACTTGCTGCCTCAACTCCTGAACATACTGATAGATATCTCATGCTTGATTCCTTAATTTAGACTTGGAGTAAGCAATGGCGCGAGACTTAATCCAGTTTAATGTTTGTCTTGATGGGTCTTTAGAGTCGTTGCTCAACCCGCGAGGGAAGACTCCAAACTTTTCCTTATACTTATGTGCGGCCCATCCCTCTTTGTATCCCTTGACTCTTGAGTAAGCCAACAACTCTGACCAAAACGCTTGGTTAGTTATGTGTAGCTTTTGATTAGCCTCTTGGAGTTCTCTCAGTTCGCCAGGCACTGCCTCAATCATGGCTCTACGCTCACGAACATGACCGCAACCTAAGCAAACATCCCCACCCGTCCACAAAATACCACACGAAGGACACTTAGATTCTTTCTTCTCCCGTTCAGTAAGTTCTTTCTTGGCCTTCTCTCCACCCTCCTTTAGCTCACGAACACCGTCCGCATACAAGCTATCCCAGTCATTACGGAATCGAAGGTAGTTGCCTGAGTGATCCAACCAAACACCAAACTCTTTAGAGTCATGAGGTCTCATCACACGTCCCAACTGCTGGACATGGGAACTAAAAGATTTAGAAAAGGGTCGGGCTGACACGCCAATCATTACATCAGGCACGTCAAACCCACGAGTCAGGATGTCAGTAGCTACCAATCCGTGAATGTTTGTATCAGGCTTAGCAAAGTCCTCGATGGTAGTCCGCTTGAATTCATCGTCTTCCTTGTAGGATATGGAAACAAAGTTGTAGCCCGCATTAGCAAACTGTGCAACCAGATCTCTGCCGTGAGCAACTCCTGAACAGAACACGATTGTCTTTCTCGGGCCTCCAAATATCTCATGAGTTTTCTTTACCCACTCGGTAACGATATCGCCAGTAATCTTCATGCCTCGCTCAGATACTTCGTCCTGAGACCACTCGCCCGCTACCTTTTTGGCGCCCGTCATGTCAATCTCTTTGGCAATGTAAATCTTGAGCGGTGCTAACCAACCCTTTTCAATCAGGTCTCCGGTAGATGTAGCGCCCACCACATGGCTATAGGTATCGCCCAATCCCTTAGTGAACGGGGTAGCAGTTAAACCAATGACTTTAATCTGTGGGTTTTGTTTGACAAACTCTACTGTCTTACGGCGGGTGACATGGCACTCGTCAATAATCAATAGGTCTATATCAGGGAAAGCCTGTCTCTTTTCTAATGTCTGAGCTGAACAAATCTGAATGCGTTCATGCGGGCGATACCGCCAGTGACCTGACTGCATAACCCCATGTTCAATACCATACTTACCTAACCTAAGACTGGTCTGCTCAACCAATACAATGCGGTCAAGAACCATGGCCGTGCGTTTAAAGTTCTCAGAAACGCTCTTCATAATCTCCATCGCTACCTCAGTCTTACCGAATCCAGTGGGTGCGTATAAGAGTTGGCAGCGGTGTCCTCCCTCAAAGCCGAGTCGTAACTTCTCAACGACATCCGCTTGATGCTCACGTAACTGTAGCATTCATTCCTCCTGTGCAACCAGATACCCTCTGGCGTGGGTTAATCGTTTTGTTCTTTTCTCTTGGTCAAGTCTAGCTTTTCCTTGAGCATTTGTCTTTGGATACGGGCTAACTGTTCTTTAAAGTCTTCCCGTATCCGCCGTTTCTCTTCTGTCATGCGTCTACTTTTTCGTATTTCTCTAGTTGTTTCTTGAGATACTTAATCTGTCTAAGCATGTCTGCGTTCTTAGATTGGTATGTATCACGGCTTGCTTTCAGTGCTTTTACTTCTGCTTCCAATGCCTTGATGCGGGCATCCTTTTCTTCCATTGACACGAGAGCTTCTTCTCTCTCTTCTTCAGTAGCATCCATGTTGTGGACTGCTAACTTGTTCATCAACTTCTGATTCTCTTCTGCCATACTCTGATGTTCTATAGCCAATGCGTGGAGTTCGTCATTCTCAGGCTCTTCATCTTCGGCTTCAACTGGTTTAGCGTCCACCGTTTTGGCGGGCTTATCGGCTTTTGCTTTGGTTTTAACTGGTGTATTCTGTGTCGGAGAATTGACATTCTTAAGGCCCTCTCTTATCTTCGCAACGAACGGATGGGATACTTTACAGATACGAGCAATCTCACGGTCTGAATAATCACCCCACTCAAAGTCCTCAGCCATACGAAAAACACTGCGTCTCTTTTCTTCAACAGTTCTACGCATTCCGTGGTCATCATTAGCACCAAAAGAATAGAGTTGTGCATCACGTTGTGTGCCTTCTTGAACGTCTGCCTCAATCTCTTTTGTTGCGTTGGCTTTATGTCCATGGTAACGGTGGAATCCATCCGCTAACCAGTAGCTTGCACCGTCAAAGAATACTGTAACGGGCGGAAACTTAACGCCATCACGCATCTTCTCTGCATACTCAGTGACCAATGAATAATTGATTTCAGGACGGGCTTGTGTATCTCCGTCAATACGGATTTTATTTAATTGAACTTTCATTTTTTCCTCTTATGTGAATCGTTGCATTTCCTCAAACGCACGCTTTAATTCTACAGCGGTTGTCCTCGGATTACTAGCTAATTTATGCGCTTTGCTTGCTCTTTCTTTCCACAATGCTGCTTGCATTACGCCCCCTTCTACTACTGACTTAGGGATTGTCCCAGTCATTTTATTTAATTCTTTTCTGTAATCCATTATCTATTCATCACATCTTTCTATAAGGGCTGCATAACCACAGATGTCCACCACTGAATCACGATGATTGATGTCATTGCGAAGGCGAGCTGCCTTTAACAACACCATCATCACGGCTACATCCTTGGCTGACAACTTAGTGCCAATGTATTCTCCCCAAAAAACCGCAATGGTCTCCAGGTTCTTGCTTGGCTTGCCGTAGGTCTTCTCTCGATCACCGTAGATTATATCTTTTGCTTCATCCAATACACTCATTTCCCACTCGCTTTCTTTATTGCGGTTTCTGCAAGTTTTTTGTAATCTACTTTTAATGCAAAACCATCATCGCCTGATACTTGATGTTCTGCCTTTATCAAAGAGTCCGTTCTATACCAACGAGCAACTAACGTCAGTCCGCCCACATCTGTTGGCATTCCATCTTCTCCAATAACTAAATATTCGTATGGTTTAGGTTCTTTACCTTTGATGTAAACCATGTCGCCTGGCTGTAGTTTTTCTTTCATTTCTTCATCGCCTTTCTAATCGCATCTTCAGCACCTATCTGAACTTCCATGGCGGCGCGCGTCCTTGTAAGAGCGTATATCCAGTTATTCAACAACTCAACTCGAATGTTTGGGTCAAGATTGAACCAGTCAGGCGGGAAAAGGATTAAACCCATGCCCGTCTCAAAGTCCGCTTGTAGTTCTGGTATGTTCAAAAGAAGTCCTCACGTTTTATTTTCCTCTTAGCAAGCAACCTCATAATCTTCTTCATCGCTTGCCTCTCCAATTGCTGCACTAATGACCTACTTACTCCAAGAGCTTCAGCGACCTCCCGCTGATTCATGCCCCCGTTCTTTCCTTCTGTCTCCATCATCATACATTGTTCCCATGCTAATGCAATAGCTATTTTTATAAAAACGCAATTCCGCTTTCCGCTTTCTGTCTACTGTAGAAACCCACTGTAGTAACCCACACCCTCTGTGTTCCTGAACGGTGGACGCACCTAGCCTACCTAGATGCGCCTTCAGTTGTTCCGTCACGGAGCCACAACACCCGCCAGTCGTTCGTAGAATCGGCACTAGCTTCGCCACCGATATGTGCAGTGTTACATCTACTTACCCCCAGTCTGCTTACAACTGATGTCGCTGGCGTGGTTTGTTCCCCGTCCAACATCAATCGGCTGACTGAAAAGCAAAAGACCGCTAGGATCTGTCGTTTCTAGGATATAACACAGCGTAAATTTACTGGACAAAACTTACGTTGTGCGAAACAACAGACCATAACGGTCTATATATGTCCAGTATACACCAATGTCCCCATCAGCACGACTAGTGTAATACGGAAAGATTTATTTGTGCAAGTGTTTTTGTAAAGTTATTTTCCGTGACTGTAAAGTTATCAGCGGGCGACTGTAAAGTTATGGGAAACGGGGACGGGGACGGGAAACGGGGATTGCGGGGGAAATTCCCCGTTTTACCGGTAACGTTACCACTCAACTAAGGGTAAACCCCTAAAGATGAAGCCCCCAGCGGAGGACTGAGGGCTTCTGAGGAAACGCACACTGAGGATGTGCCTACGGAGGACGTAGACTAACGGAGGTTAGTGCGCCAACTATAACACAAAAAAGGGGGATCTAACACTAGACCCCCCAAAGCTCACGTTAAGGAACTAGTAGGAAAATGAAAGTAAACCTACTAGCCATTACAGTTTACCTGATATTCCTTGATTGTTACCTGGCATCCGCCACCCTTTTTCTTAGGGCCACGCTCCACCGTAATACGCCATACCTGTTGGTCGTCTGTAAAGCAGCCCGCATCCTGGAGGCTATCCCCAAGGCACTTCAGCATGTTATCTATGTCCATCAGGCGGGAATCGCGGGGATACAGGTAAACATTGAGTTCCACGGGATTGTCCCCAAAACCTGCATGACCTGACTCGCTCCATATATGAGCTACTGTTTTCTTAAACTCTACACCCCGCTTGGAAATGTATCGGCGCTTACCGGAGGCTAACCAGTAGGCGTTAACACTGACGGGATATGGCAGTTCTAGTGTAATCATGAGTTCCTAAACACAACTGTTGCATTTAATTGGGTACAACCTATTGACATGCAGATTATACGGGATTATATTGGCGGTGAGGAAATGTTTTTAACACACACAAACGGAGAAAGTATGGACTATTCAGAGTCAATTATTTACATTCGCACGTTCACTAATCGTTGCGAGGATGAAGTCAACTCAAAGAGGCTAGATAAAGCCTTGGAAGAGGCGGAACATATAGTTGCTGAAGCCATTCAGCTGCGCTCAACACTTATCAAAATGAAGGAGTTGGCATGAGAAAGATTGTAGGATTTTGGACGTTCATTATGTTACCAATAGCAATCATTATTGTTGCCTTTAAATGCGCATTATCTTTCGTTGAGGACACAATCAGATGAAACTAACCAACAAATACAACCTACCTCAGACGTTTGTTAACGTTCTGAACAGACCTTCCTATACCAAAGGCAAGGCACACCTATCAGCCACAGAGATTATCAACAGTCCTCGCATTGTGCAGTTGCGCAAGATGCACTGGGATAGCCTTGAGGAAGACGTATCGGACAAGGTATGGGCTATCTTCGGAACCGCCATTCATGCGGTGCTAGAGCTAGGTAAAGACGACCATCACATAATTGAGCAACGGCTGCATGCCAACGTGGACGGTTGGGATATCTCAGGTGCAATTGACCTTCAGCGTGTAGAAGATGACGGCATCATCGTGGCTGACTACAAGACCACGGGCGCATGGGCTGTCATGAACGAGAAGTCAGACTGGGAACAACAGTTGAACATCTACGCATGGCTAGTTGAGAAGGTAAAGAAAGTTCCTGTTAAGAAGGTAGAGATTATAGCAATCATTAGAGATTGGAGCAGAAGAGATGCGCAGACTAGAGAAGGATATCCCGAGGCGCCGATTAAGGTCATTGATGTTCCTCTTTGGTCGTTCGAAAAACGGGAGAATTTTATTAAGGAAAGGATTCACCTACATTCCAATGCGCATTTTGCAACCGAGACTGATGAGACTTTACCTGAGTGTTCACCTAGCGAGATGTGGGAGAAACCGACTATGTGGGCAGTACGCAAGATTGGTAACAAGCGCGCGACAACAGTTTGCCTCACGCAAGACCAAGCGGATGCCAAGATTGAAGAGTTGGGTAAGGGGTACGAGATAGAAGTTAGACCAGGCGAGAGAACTCGATGCGCAAACTTCTGCCAAGTAAGAGACTTTTGTGGACAGTGGAAGGAATACAACAGTGGAAAGGAAGAAGTATGAAAGATACATTGATGAAGTTAGTAGGCTTTAAGAACGAAACAAGAAAGAAGAAGATAGACAGGCAAGCACCGATGGCTATAGACATAAATTCTACGTTCGTTTATCAAACAGGCTCTGATGTTCAAAGGACATGGCGTAAGTATGGATGGACTCCGCCAACAGAATACAGATCAGATTATGAATTTGCTAAGAATAGGGATGGACAATGAGCGTACATAGGAAGTTAATGGCTGCCCGCCTTGAGTTACAAGGTAGAAAGCTGAACAAGTCAGGCCACAATAAGTTTGCGGGCTACAAATACTTTGAATTAGGGGACTTTTTGCCCTCTATTCAAGAGATATTCGCTCAGCAAGGACTTTGTGGAGTGGTTTCATACCTACCAGACGTAGCGGTATTAACAATCACAGACATGGATGATGGCACGTATATCCATGTCAACAGCCCAATGTCTTCCGCTGCCCTAAAGGGTTGCCATGAGGTACAGAACCTTGGTGCAGTACAGACATACCTACGCCGTTACCTATGGGTGACAGCCATGGAAATCGTGGAGCATGACGCACTTGATGCGACCACGGGGTCTGAAACCACCAACGCAAAGCAACCATTCAAGCCAGCTACTAAGGCAGATATTACGCCAGTAGCTCAGGCTCCAAAGGTCTTAGCGGGCAAAGAAGGTGAATGGCAACTGAAGGTAGTGGAAGACGCTGACGGTAACTGGGCAGGTGCAGTTAAAGCAGCTACGGAAGTTTGCTTAGGTATTGCGGAGAAGGTAGAAGACGTGAACAACATCTTCAAGAACAACCGTCTTATCTATGACAAGCTGAAGGAAGAAAACAAAGTGGTCTATGACGAAATCTTGGCCCAATTAAAAGCAACTAAAGAAAAACTAATTAAGGAGTAATAAATGGAATACCCAAATACAGGCGCACTATTCAGAACCCAAGAGAAGAAACATGAGAAGGCGCCCGACATGTTCGGTGACATGAAGTTTGATAAGGCATTCCTGTTAGATCTCATTGAGAACTCAACAGACCAGTTAGTAACTGTAAAGCTTGGTGCGTGGACTAAAGAAGGTAAGAACGGCAAGTTCCTATCCCTCAAGGTAGACACATACAAGAAACCAGAAAACAACGTTCGTCAAGACGCAGCGCCGTCATCAGACGAAGACTTACCATTTTAAGGAGAACAATATGCCAAGAACACCAGGTGCAAAAGACAAACAGCCACGCAAATCACCAGTACGTAAACCTAAGAGAGTTATGTTAACCAAAACTGAAGTAGATCTTGCTGCTAAGTTGGGCGTAACTCCACAACAGCTTGCGGTTGAGAAGGTTAAATTACAACGTAAGCCACGTAAGCCACGCACTCCTAAAATTGACTGGGAGAAGTTAGCTAAACAGTTGCAACAGGCTTTGGCTGCTGAGATTAAAGAGAACGATGGGTTGCGTAACCACAACACTCAGTTAATTACGCAAGGCATCAAGTTGCTAGGCGCGATTGAATACTTGGAGAGCAAGCGTGGAAACAATTAAGTTCGAAGGCGTCAAGACGGCTCTGAAACAAACCAAGGATGGGTACTCCCTAACCTTGGCTGTTCATCCAGATGACTTGCCACAAGACCTTATGCGTGACTTTGTAGGTGCCAGGTACATGGTTGTCATGGTACGTCTCGGAGATAACGAGATGCCCATGAACCGTGAATCATTCAAGAAGGATGACGATAGCAAGCTCGTATCAATCGCTGGCATGTATTGCAGGGACAAGGAGTTTTGGGACTTTGTTTATGCAATGTCTGAAGGCGAGGACGAGATTGTGACTGAAGGTGAATGCGCTGAATGGATGAAGTATTACCTAAGCATTGACTCACGCAAAGAAATAAAAACAAACGATGAGGCGAAAGCTAAGTTCGTACAACTGAGAGAAAGGTTTGACGCATGGAAAAGAAGCTAGTGCCATACTCAATCTATCTGCCCGCTGAGTACATTGATAAGCTAAAGGTATTAGCTCGAGACCGCAAGGCTTCATCAATGATCCGTCACTCTATTGGCATGATGATAGAAGGTAACACCAAGAAGGACGGTGCGTACATAAAGGGGCTTAAGGATGCTATCAAGGTCGTTAAGGCGAACAAGGAATGCCAGATGATTTCCGTTAACGGGAAGGCATTACGGGCTATCTTGGCCGAAGAAATCATACAACTGGGGGAATAATGGAATTATTTTGGAACATTATATCCACGCTATTCCTTGGCTTAGGCTTTGGCGCAGGAGTATCAATTTCGATACTGTTTGCACTGTGGTACATGGAGAAAAAGCTATGAATGATTTATTTGGCTATGAAGTTGGTGAACGAATGGCTTCTTTGGCGGCAGATAATGCAGGTGAAGAATGGAAAGCTTTAGCTTATAACGCTCTTGTTTCTTATGCAAAAACACATGACATATTCACTATAGAAGATGTTAGGAGAGCAAGCCATGATGTTCCTCTTGCTCCAACAGAGAGGGCATGGGGACACATTGCTATATCAGCAAAGAAAGATAACGTTATCTCTAGACATGGTACAGCTAATGTTCAGAATGGAAGAATGATTGCCGTATTGTGGAAATCAAATATAAAGGCAAAAAATGAATGATGATGATTTGAGAGATTGTTTTGCCATGTTTGCATTAGCTGGTGCAGTAATGGCAGATAAAAGTAGAACTGCTACGGAAGTTTGGCAGATTGCGGATGAAATGATGGAAGCACGTAAAAAGGAGAAAGACAATGAAGAAGACTCTGGCATTGCTGCTGTTGTGCCTAAGCGTTCACGTAAGCGCTGAAACAATAGCTACGCTGAACAATAAAGCTGGCGGTAAGATTGTTTTAACTGACAGACCGTGTGTCCACAAAGGTGTTACGCATGATAAGTTGAACTTTGTATACAACTACGATCCATCAGGGTACTCGTCAGAGGGTTGCTGGGGAATTGAGGGTGAAGTTGTGGCGGTTGTATGGTTTGATTCCCAGGGAACGATGCGATATCCGTTAGTTAATTTCACGATAAACCAGAATTACAATACGAAAAAGAACAACGGGTATAAATACTGATGAAACATAAAACTATCCTGCTTGAAGGTAAAAAGCAAATTGACGTGTTTGATAATGTTTTTGACATGCAGTTCATGTCAGACACTTATCTGTACGCCACTATGTCTAACTATCGAATCGGTTGGGGTGATACGGTTGACTTCAATGACCAAGTACATAAGTTTCTTCATGCAAGCTACACAGTAGAGGATATAGATGCACTGGGTATATTGGACAAACTAGTTGATACACCGATTGCATCTTTGGTTGATGGACTGCAAATGACAAAGGCGGTAATGAATATGTCTGTTCCATCGGACTCTTACTTTACCCACGTTCATCCTGAGTCTAAAATTATTTTGTATTACGTCAATACCAAATGGCAAGATGGCTGGTTTGGCGACACTATGTTCTACGCTGACAATGGTAAAGACATAGCGTTTGCCTCGCCATATACACCTAACAGAGTGATTGTGTTTAATGGGCAGATACCTCATGCACTTAGACCGCAATCTCAAACTGCGCCACATTACAGATTTACGTTGGCATTAATCTACGACAAGGTTAAATCATGAACAAAGAATGGATAGATAAACTAAAGAATTTCTTAACTGTGCTACTGATTGGCTTTGCCTTGGGTACCATTGTGACGAACGCCACATACACTTACCAGATCATGAAGGACTGTGAGCTGATGAAACAGTTCCGTGTTAACAACCTAGCATTTACGTGCATGGTGAAGTAATGGACTGGGCGCTATTAATCTGCCTCATCGTGATTGTGTATCGCCTTGAGTGCATCTTGAAGGAGTTGCGGAAATGACATCAAAAGATAGGCTTCCAAACCACGAAACAATATGCGGTCAATGTGGCGCAACAATTTACAAGCCGTTTAAAGAATTAACTGATGATGAGATTCTTGATATGTCAGATGACTATATGGCCAATCAGTTTTGCCTTGAATTTGATGCAGACAAACTGGTTAAGTATGTCAGAGCTGTGATGAAAAAAGCGAGTGAGAAATGAAACCGATACTTAGAATTGAAGATGATGAGTTTATGAGGATGCGGTATGTTGCTGACAAGTACGAGCCAGTCATTGAATACCGAACCATCAAGCGGGAAAAGGTAGGCACATGGTTGTTTGGTTTGTTGCCCGTGTACAGGTACTTTTACAGTGATTGGAGTGAGAAGTGAAAGTTTCTAAAGAACGCAGAACTCTTTGCCAAGAAGTTTCTAATAGCGTAGAGATTGAAAACTCTAAGCGTAGGGAAGAAACCTCAAAAGCAAAAGTTGAACATTGGTTAGATATGATTTTTGCGTATGGCTTACTGTTTGCCATGGTGGTTGCTATGATTTCAGCGTTTATAGATTGGAGTAACGGGTGAGAAAGGTGAGCATACACACAGTTGAAGGTGATATTGGGTTGGCACGTAGTGTTGCTAATGGGACTACCAAATTCCCTTTTCTTGGTCACTGCGCAGACCAGATGGCAAGAATGCTTGAAGAGATTAAAGAGACAAGAAAGAAAAAAGAATGGCAGTACCTAACAGACGAAGAGATTAAAGAAATTGTTGGTAGCTATGGAGATGGTATGGGTGGCTGTGGAAAAGGTATTGGTGGCTATACCCGTGAACTGTTTGAAAAAATAGAGGCAAAGATAAAGGAAAAAAATGAGAGAAGACTTTGAAGAGTGGGCAAAAGGTAAGATATCTTTATCAAATTATGACGGTGAATACGCTACCCTTGAGGCGCAGATAGCTTGGCAAGCATGGCAACGTTCATGGAATATTGCAATCCGTGCGCAGAGACAAAGGGATGAGGCAGAGCTAAATGCCCTCAAGAATAAGATACTAATTGCTAAGGCTGCGTTAACCACTAAGGTTGTTGGCGCTAGATAGAAAGGAACATGATGTTTAGAAAACCAGACGGAGCTGGCAAAGGAGACATGCCACGCCCTATAGCAGACCGTAACAGTTTTGAGAATAATTGGGATAGTATTTTTGGCAATAAAAAGGAGAAAACGGATGAACAAAAAAATTCAAATACTGCATTACATAGCACTGAACCCGGGCAAGACAACAAGGGAGATAGCGACTAAGTTAAATGCCAACCCGAAAACAGCACGCACCTACATTTATGAGCTGAGTAAAGATAAAAAGATAACCTCTATGGGTCTCCACAAATGGCGTCTATGCGCTCATATATCGGTAGAGTCATTGAATATCCCGCCAGAAGTAGTCAATCCTAAGAAGCCTTGGGAGTTTGCCTACGAGGGAATTATGAACATGATGAGGACGCATAGTGTACCGCAGTGAGAAACTTCTAAAGATTCTCAGACAGTCACCATGCCAGCACTGCGGTTGCCAAGACGGAACCGTAGTTGCTGCACACAGTAACCAACTCAGGGACGGCAAAGGAAGAGGCATCAAGGCGCACGACTATCGAGTCGCTGCCTTATGCTACAAAGACCACATGGCAATTGACCAAGGGTCTGTCCTATCTAAAGAAGAACGTTTCCAGTTATGGGATGACGCTCATAGGAAAACAATAGGATGGCTGTTTGAGAACGGCCACCTTACTATTTCTTAAGACTAATCCTTGTTTCCTCTGCCAATCTAGTCATCTCTGACATAACTATTTTGGCGCGGGCAATCTCAGCTTCCTTATCTGCCTTGCTCATATTAGGGTCACGAGTAATTACCTGAATATACTTACGGTATTCAGCTAACTGTTTAGATGTCTTATCGTAAACTTTCTGTAGAGCAATCAAGTCACCCTTATCTTTGAGAATCTCTGTAACCTTTTCCATCTGACCAGTCTCAGCGTAACGTTTCATATCCGCAAAAGCTTGGTTGATGCGTTGGTTGTTCTCATAGAATGATGTGACATACTTGGATTGAGTCTGTGGCATGGTCTTGATAAAGCCCATACCAACCGTGTCAATCAACGGTTTACCTGGCTTCTCAACATCACTCCATGGCTGAACAGCTTTGTCTGACACCGCGGCGGCTGTAGATCCAGCCCAGCCAAAGTAAGCCTTAAGCGCAAAGTCCACCTGAACTGGAGACATGCCCTCTGCATTTTTGTCCAGCGTTAATGCCTTAGCCGTACCTTGAGATATGCTTGCAAGAACCTTAGCCAATGCAGTAGTTGATTCTGTGTAACGCTCTTGCTTAGATAAACGCTTCAAGCTTTCTGACTCAATCGGGGCGCCGGTAAAGCTATCCTTATCAGCATACAAATCAATCAACGGTTTAGCAGCTTGCGGTATTGGGTTAAGAGAGAATGTTTCCCATAGAATGTTCTGCATACGGTCTGCAAGCACTTTACCTTCTACCTTGTCGTCTGTAACCTGTTCAAGCGTGCGCTCCATAATCGTACCCAAAGCACCAATCTCAAACGGCTTCGGAATACGGAACTGTGTATCGCCAATCTTGAACCACCAGAAGTTGTCTCTATCCCAGTTCTCACGGCGCTTGAAGTCTTCGTCATCCTTGAATGACAAGTATAGGAGCGCAGAAGCCAACATGACCGCACTAGACACAACCATGAAACTCTGTGCCTTAATCTTGTCAGAAGCCTCTATAGGCTTGCCAGTGGTTGTGTTGTAGATAAGTCTATAGGTTGGGGTGATACCGTCTCTACCGAGCTTATACAAGCCCTGTAAACGTGCGTTAAAGAACGGTACAAGCTGTGAGATAACCTTGATGGCACGGAAAGAACCCTGTGATGAAAAGTTCATCAAGTCTCTGGCCGCAAAAGATGATTCCAAATGGCTCTTGCCTTCATCAGTTAACTTCTTAAATAAAGTTAAACGGTTGGCGTTCTCAAAGCGATTACCCTGTTGGTTGTACCATTCCAGAGCTTTGCTGAGAGCGTCTTTAACTTTCTCAGGTGTATCAAGAATAGTTCCCTGGGAAACGCCTTTCTTGATTAAACGCTTAATCATCTTGGCTTGGTCGCCCTCATGAGCAACGCCCATTTCAAAAACACCGCCACCTATTAAGGCATCTATAAATGTAGGATTATCACGAGACGATAGAGCAAGACCCTTGGCAACGTTATCAAACACATTTAATCCAACTCGGCTGACGGCTGCTGATTGCACAGAATCACGGATTAAGTTGCGAATCTTATAGGCTGGTGACAATGTGACACCGTAACGCAATGCGTCAGTAAAGCCTTTTGCTATATCAAGGCCTGGGAACTTCGGGCCAAGAGAGCTAATCAAGGAGATAGAGTCCAATAGTAAAGCATCTTTTACTAGGTAAGCAGACTCGTTACCGCCCTCCATGACCTTAACAATGTCCTTCTTGTCCACAAACGTGCGCTCGCCATCTTCCATGAAGTAGTACTGAGTAGTACCTTTTACGGTGGTTTGCTTAACTTTCTGAGCCGCATCTAATTGAGCTGCTGACTTCAATGTACTGACAGCCGCGGCGTTCTTCATGGACGCAGACAAGATGTGTGACCAATTCATTAGAACGTTTTCCATCAAGTCGTTTGTCTTTCTTTCGCCACCCTTCAGCTTCTTAGAGAAGTACTGATTGGTCAACTTAGATGATGCGTTAATGGAGCCAACGTCACCGTCTTCCATTTCCGTATAGAACGGGATGTAATAGATATCGTTAGAGAACCGCTCGTACGCTGCGTCATCAATCAAGCCCTGGGCTTTAGCAATATCCAAGACTGACCTGTTAAGTTCGTTCTCTTCCTTCAGCGCCTTCTCATAAACCTGTTTACGTTGAACCCCGTTGATTTCACCTCTGATTAGCTGGTCTCGATCACCAATTAAATCTTTGAATGAACGCTTATCTGCTGGTAATCGAGCATCACGGTTCAACGCCTTCCAAATCTGGTACTGGTCAACTTCATTACCCAAAGGCTCAAGGATGTCTAATAAACCCTTGGTTCCCTTTTTGTAAATGAGAGCGCCGTCCTTTAGCTCAACTTGACCGTAATACAACAAGCCCTCAAGCGCACCGTCTGTAGACTTAGACATAATGGCTTTCATATAGGCTTCTTCAGAATACTTCTTAATAGACCTGAACTCGTCAAACAATCCCTGAATCAAACGCTCCGCCATGTTTGGACGCAATTGCTTGAACTTCTCCGTAACTGTTGCAGGAGTTTTGGTGAACTGCTTAAGAATTCTATTGACAACATCTGGGTCAACATTACTTAAGTCAGCTTTTAGTTTCTTAGGGGAAGGTATTTCAAGCAACTCATCTTGACTTGGCTTCTTAGCTTCTTTCTTTTGGATAGGCTTACGCTCAACCTTCACATCCATAGGAGATTTGCCGTCAAAGTTCGCAGCTGTTGGTTCATTACCCAACGGTGCTGGCATATCTTCTGGCTTGTAATATTCAATACGTCCACGAACAACAGCGTCTGTATCAGAGACCGTCATCTCTTCTGCGGACTTGATGGGCATACCGTTGTCAACCCGCACAAACAAGTGTTCGCGCAGTGGGTTAAATGTGATACGAACGCCATCCAAACCTTTAACGTTCTGAACAATCTTACCTTGCGCTCCACCCATAGGTGACTTAGCTTCTTTACCGCTGGCAATGTTCTCTCTAGCCTTTTGGTTAACAATAAAGTTAACGTCACGGATAGTTACAATGCCGTCATAACCAATAGCCTTCTCAACCTTGACGTTATATGAACCATCCTTCTTCTTTGAGAACGGCTCATGAACTGTTACTAGGTGCATCTTGACGCCATCAGGACGCTCAATAGTACCGTTTAGGTTCAGACGAATCATTACCTCAGTGCCATCAGGCAACTGGCGGTTAGCAAACTTCTTAGCTTCAATGTTGTCAGCAAACTTCTTACCATTAATCTCGGCATCAGTCAGTGGTTGTTTGATTGGCTTGATATCCAACATCTCAGACCATTGGCTTGGGGTATCCAGCTGGCTCTCAGCCAACTTACCTTCAGCTGCTTCTTTGAAAATGTCCTGAGCTGTACGGAAACCACGCCCACGAAGAACGTTACCAATGCGCTTAAGGATATTAACGATAGAATTAAACAATGACTTTACGGCTGGCGATTGAGTTTGCATATCGGCAAACGCATCAGCAATAGCCTCTTCAATCCTAATGTCCATAGGCTTATTGCCATATCTTGAACCATCAGGGTCGTATTTATTAATCCATTGGCTCTTAGCTAAATCAGACAAGATTGCCCAATCTCTGTTGCTAAAGAACCCTAAGTCTTTCATAGCATGAACAGCTTCGTGGTTCATTGTTCTGAAGATGTTTGGGCCAGATAATGATAAGTTAATCAGGCTGTCAAAGTAAGAACCGTTTACCTCACTCATTCTGCCGTTTAACATGCGGTACATGCTGTCTTCTAGGTTCAAGCCAATTTGCTTTAAACCCATGCTATCCAGTGATTTACGTAAAGTAACAGCCAATTCACGAGCTTCTGCCAAAAACTTGTCTGTGTAGTAATCCTGGGGAACTCGAGCCTCAAACTTAGCTTCTGGCAATACGCCTTGTTCTACAGCTTGTTTGTATGCAATCTCAAGAGGGGCTGTTTCAGCGGAAATTTCCTGTGTTATAGGGGCGCCTTCAGGAACGAACTGCTCTTGTGGAACAGCTTGGGCTTGCGCCAGTATGTCCGCCTCTAATTCAGCGCCTTCTAGGGGTGCTAAATCAGCTTCTGTAGGGGTTGGCTCAGGCTTAATCAATGCACGTCTCTGACGGAACGCCTCCTCTAGCTGGTCAACTTGAGCATAAGCATCCTGCATCTTTGGAGTAACAACAATTTCCCCGCGGAAAGCGTTTTGAATCATCTCGCTTAGCTTGCGCACACCACCAACATCACCGTCTGCGTCAATGTCAGATTGCGTCATGAAGCCAGCATCTCTAGCACGGGTAGCCAACTCATCTAATTGCTGTCCGTCAGGACGGAAAAGCTTGCGATTGTCACTGTTAGTGCTGATAACCTTGTTTCTGTTCTTCTTAGACTCGCCAAGAACGTCCATCATTTGGTCGGCTTTAACGCCTTGTTTGGTCAACCAGTTAGCAAACTCGTTAGTACCAAAGTCAATAGTCTTCATGGCATTGTCGTATTCCAACTGAATGATGTCTTCTTCAGTCGGGTCAACCATGACTTTATCCATCTTACGGAAAGCTTGTTTACCGCTTTCATCAAAATACTTAAGCCAATCACCGTCTTTACGGGTAACCTTCTCGCCTTCAGTAACCTTTACAGATGACTCGCCTTCAGGAACAAAGCCGAATCGAGTAATGTTTTGGCTAGAAACCTCTGGGATTTCTGGCATAGGATTGAACTTGCTCAATACTTCATTGACGCCCTCAGTACCTAGCTGTGGAGCATACTTGGCGGCAAATGCAGCCTCATCTGATGTGGCAACAGACCCATCAGGGAATACAAAGTATGGCTTGATTGTTGGTTTATATGGCAACAAACCAGCAATAGCTTCTTTTTCTTCAGGAACAATAACGTTCCCTTCTTCATCAATCTCTGCCGCAGAAAACGCAGATCCCTCAGCCTTACGCAAGTCTTCTTCAGCTTGTTTTTCCTTAGCTTGTTGGTTTAATTCATCAAGCTTTTGGTATGCCTTAGAGTTCTTTCTAGCCTGTAAATCACGGAACGCCTCAACACGAAGACGGTCAGCGTCATCTGCATAAGACTCTCGTGTGCCAAGTAATTCAGCATCTATTTCTTCTTCAGGAATTCTATTCTGTTCTTCTTGTAAGCGGGCTTGCTCTGCTTCACGACGCGCTCTTGCACCCAAAGCAATACCAGCTGGTGCGCCAAACAATGCACCACCTAAACCACCCATGGCTGTAGCTGAACCAACACCTTTTAATAAATCAGTCTCTGGGAATACCTCTTGGATACCAATGTTACTTGCAAACTTACCGCCACCCTCTTCAAGAGACTCACTACCTATCTCACCAAGCGTACTCTTAAGGAACCCACCAGTACCAGGCAATCCTTTACCAAGCATTGCTCTTTCAATAGATGCACCGCCTGGCAACTTAGATGACGCCAAACTTAAGCCTGCTGCCTCAAAAGCAGCAATACGCCCTTTAGATAATGCAATACCTTGAGCCTCTTCCTCAGGAACGCCTTCTTCTTTTAAGCGCTCATATATCTGACGGTAAGTATCGTAACCAATATCTGTGCCTTGCATAACAGCGCCACCAGCAAGTGAAGAGCCAACGCCAACTTTTGCCACAGCTTCTTCAGTAGCATTTTTTAATAGAAGCTTTGCGCCACCTTTACCAAGCGCACCAAAGCCGTATGAACCAATTAGGTTAGGGATTTGCTCGGAAAAGAATGATGTTAACAATGCAGGGTCAGAAACCAAACCTTTTAACTGAACACCAGCCTCTTCAAAAAAGCCGTCCGCCTTAGCTACATCTCTAGCTAGTAACTGTTCTTTAGCTTTTAATGTAGGGGTCTTAAGTCCTTGCGCATACTTCTCAAGATCCTGACCCATGCCTTGAATGCCAGAGTCCTGACGTTCAGGTGATGAAGTGCCAGTTAAAGTTCCAATTTGACCTGGTAACTGTATAAGATTACCAAGGCCAGCTAAAAAACTGGCGCCAATATCTTTAGCACCGCTTACTACACCACGGGGAACTTGAGCCTGTAATTCTGGGAACTGAGGAAGTATTTCTGTTTCAATTGCCGCCTGAATTTGTTCATTAGACATCTCATCTGGGAAGTTGACTTGGCCAACCCCCTGAATATTTACAATCGGCATAAGAAGCCCCTAGTTATTTAAGTTTTTGTCCTGGTACATAGTTTAATACCGTAGGAGCAGAAGTTCCACCCCCTGATGAAGCAGCCATCAAATCTCTGGCTTTTTGGACTTTCTCAGTATCAGACAAATTTGCATTCTTCAAGTCAGTCGCAACTATCTTATACGCCTCTTCAAACGTCATGATTCCAGCTTTACCTTGACCTTGAACCAATCTAGCCAACTCTGGATTAGTTCTGTATAAATTAGCTAACTCGGCAATAGAGGACGGTTTTGTAGCTGCCAATCTCTGAACTTCCAACATCTTCTCTTTGTTAGCAACGTCAGCACGTTCTTTTTGGATTTCTATAAGGTCTTTGAGACGCTCACGCTCTTCTTTACGTAGCCCACGAACGTCTTCACCATAACCTTTAGCGGCAGCTGAGGCGCCTTTTCCTATATTAGTAAGCGCATAAGGTGATTCTCCACCCATAATGTTTAAGCCAGCCTCTAATAAACGCATGTATTTTGCATCTTCGCGAGCGTCTTTAGAAGACTCGCCAGCATCCATAAGCATCTTTTCATACTTAGA